TGATGCCATAATTTATAATTTGTTTGTTTTTTTTATGTTAATGACCATGTTCTTGCTTCTGCTTCCCATAATTCTGTATTCTCATCCCAGATAAATGGTGCCGATGGAATAGGTGCTTGTGATAAAGCATACCACCAAGTTCCATTGACTGGTGCAGTGATACCATAATAGTTCGCTAATGCAATAGTCCATGAACCATAAAGAGGTTCAGTTATTCCAAAGTGAACACATAGCGCTTGTAGCCATGATGAATTAACTGGTTGTGTAACACCTAAAAATTCACAATAGGCTTGAAGCCAATTACCATTAACTGGTTCGGTTACTGCTCCGTTTGATTGATTGAATACGTATGTTTGTTGTACTGATTGCATATTATTTAAATATAAATTTTAACCCTTCTTTTTAGAAAGATATGCTTTAATTCTCTTTATGTTCCTATCAGTTGCTTTAGTTGCAGCTGGAACAGTCTGGGTCACAGTCTGTACCACAGTCTGCGTAGATCCAAAGGTCTCTTTCATTTCTTCTAATTGGAATTTTAGTTACTAATTGATTTTGATATGCACTTCCTTTATCTGGCATCATACCATCTGTTCCAGGGTTTGTATATTCTGGGAACATACCAGGGTTGTCTTTTAGGTATTCTACCATTCTTTCATCATAAAACTGTGCCAGTTCCATTGCAGCTTGTCTCAGATATTTCATATCGTCCAGTGTCGTAGCTGCAGTTTCTTCTGAAGTTCCACTAACAATACCTTTTTCTACCATTTTATACTTTAAACTAGGTAGTACTAAATACAATGCATATTGCATTAAAGATGGTCCTACGTAGTCTTTTAAAAATGTATTTTCATTTGCAGTTAGATCATTATTCATAACCCCTGCTTTTAATCTATTGTAGAAACGTGAACCTAAAATTTGTTGAGTATACACATTTTGTGCATTCAAAATTGATGGCGTTAGTACATCAATACGAATATTGTTGTCCAAAGCCGTCCATTGCTTCATCCTCTGCTCACTAACTAATAATACAGTATCTGCCATTGTTTTTTATTTATATTTCGTCTGGGTACGTTTCTGTGCTTTCTGTATTGGGCGCATCTTGACTAATATTACCTGGTTGATCAGTAACTTGATTCATAGATAATAGTCTATTTGGTTTTATTTTCATTGACACATTATAACCCGCTAGTTTTAAAATGTAACCAAACGTACTCAATATTTTCTTTCTTTTAGGTTCAATTACTGTACCTTCAAAGTGTGCGTATGCAACTGCAATTTCATCTGCGTTATTACTAAAACCACTAGCATCTTTAATACCTAATAAAAGTGGAGATGTAATGCGGTGTGCAGTTAGTATCCTAGAACTAATCCTAGACTCTAGGGTGATATAATAATCATCATTCGCAGAATCTATTGGTTGAACTTCCATAGCGCGTTCAGGACCATCTGAGAACGTTAAAAAGAATCTCCCGGCATTGGATTCGCCTTGAAATGTCTCCTGAATCGAACGGTAAATTTCGCGTTGAGCTTCTGGTGTTGGAATACCATTATTCATCTTGATAATCATAGATGGTGAAAGTCCCGAGCTAATGTTCGAATTGTGGAAAACTGATATACGATGATCTAAATTAATATCATTTAATGCACCTGTATATGATGGTAGAGGATAAACTTCATTTCCTGGAGTATAATTAAAACAATAATAAACTTGGTTAGCATTGTCTTTTTTATTATCTGTAGAATCAAATGCTTTATATGTCTCAAATGGGTATTTACGAAGATTAGCCCAATTTGATGAATACATGTACTCATTAACTTCATCTTCTTCATCTCTTTTACCAGATCTAACGTTAGCAAAAGGTAGATGATAAATTTCAGCTATAGCGTTACCTTCTTTGTTCCAAATTACATTTAATGCATATCCATTATACAACGCATAATCTAAAGTAATTTTTTCTAATATATCGTCAATAGTTTCACCATTAGAATTGATATATTCTTCACCTACTAATTCTAAACCTTCACCAAGTATACCTTCTGTAATTGCATCAATACAAGTATGGTGCATCGCAGAATTATCGTATAAATCAATTAATAATTGAGGGAACAGGTTGTCAGATCCATATGACATATAATCTTTACCTCTAACCTCTTTAATTGCAGGTAATTCAATTGCTTGGAATGCAGATCCTTTAATAGAATATAAATTGTTATTTTCTTCCATATTTCTTTATTTTAATAATTTGGTCTAAAGTACACATCGGCTACTCTATTTTCAGCATCAACTCCAGCATCATATGAAATTGTACCTAAATCTCCACCTGGTTCTGTGATAATCTTTGCTAAACCTTTTTGGATAAAATCTGTTTCACCAGATAATTTGAGTGTCCAATTATATATCCCATTTTTATGTTCATCACCAAAACCTGCTGGAAATAGCAATTGCATTCTAGAATACCTTTGGTTACTACTAATCAAAGCACTTGGTATTTGAATAGTTTGATGTGAATATTGTGACGTTAGTTCAAAATCATATGTATCAGTATCTGATAAATTAAAATTGAAAAACACGTCTACGACGTTAACACCACTTTCTAAAACTCGTATAGTCATTATAACTTGTATGTTTATATTATTAAATATAAAAAGCGCAATAATTGATTATGATAAATACTGTATGCGCTTTAAATGTGATAAATTTCTACCTATTGCCAGTCTCGATGACGCAAGATTGATTCAATGGTTAGACCAAGTAAAACAAATGGACTGGTCTGATTATGAGTTATGGTTTTATGGTGGTATATTACACAAACCAATAACTAGAGATTTAGATGCTAGTTTAGTAGGTCCATGGAATCCTGATAGAATTAGACTACTTTTAGATGGAATGTACCAGACAGCGTTTGAGCTACAAATAGAACCAGATATAAAGTACCAAACAAAAGACCAGTTAATCAAACCAGACTCATCTCTAGAGTCAGGGTATCCTCCTGGTAGAATGCATGTAGGTAAATCACAATTTGTATGTGGTATATTAGGTAATGGTGATTTGAGATGGAAACGTTCACCTATAAAGACTATAAATCCACCTAAACAAGTAATATAAAAAAAGGCTGTCTCGCGACAGCCTTTCTTTGTTATATATGTGGGCAATCTCAGCTATTACGCTTCTACGATTGTTGAATCCACAGTGTACATCGGATGAGCTTCCATTCCGCCGACAATGATCTGCATTTGGTTAGCGTCAGCATATGCTGTTCCACTAGCCGCAGTACCAGAAATCATGTATCCACCTCTTTCTAAACCAACTGACCAGAATACTCCGTTATTGTCTTTAGCGATGATAATTAAATCAGTTGCTTCAGATAATAAAAGTAATTGGTTTCTCATATCAGTATTCATTTTATTAAATACCATAGTGAGTTGTTGATCAAACGTTGCAGTTCCAGCTTCTTGAGAAACTGTAACTGTGGAAGTTAGAGACGAAGTTTGTCTTGGCGTTTGAAATTCAAAGAAATCCGATGGTGTTAAAGCGCTCCCACCTACAGTGATTGCGGTTACGTTTCCGCTAGTTTGAGTTATTGATTGAACAGGACCATTTGCAATATAAATAGTATCTATACCACCCTGGTTAGTGTTACAATCTCTAACTAGTCCAGCTACGATGTTTGAACAAGCCATATTTCTTTAGTTTTTTTTTAATTTGTTAAAAACTAGGAGCCGAAGCTCCTAGTCTAGTTTATTTACGCCATATCGTTGGTAGCGAACACGTTCACTTCACCAACACCTACACCTAATCTCCAAGCAGCTCTGAACTTCATTACGTCAGCAGCTTCGTCATAGAAGAATCTAAATGTATCCAACTCGTCAGTTAAACCAGTTGCAGCAAGAATCATTTTCCCAGGACCAGCAAATTTGTAGTCAGAACCAACTAAACCTGAAGATTTAACAACAGTTACGTTAGTACCAGGAAGGATCATTACTTCGTTACCTTCTACAGCGTTAGTAAACGCGTAAAGGTTTTGAGCAACTAATGCTCTAACTAATGCACGGTATGCATCAGGAGAAACAACCATAATCAAATCGTCTCTGTCTTTTACAGACTCATCGATTGCGTCGTACAAGTCTAATGCTTGCTCATACGCCGTC